TGATTAAATACCAAATGATCGTTCGTAAAACTCTTGCTCTTCTTGATCACGCCAGCCTGAATCTTCATAAAATTGAGCTGCTTCTTGTTCTTGACGAAGCTCGCCTTCTGCAATTGCGTCTTCGATTTCTTCTTCAGTTTGTGGATAATTATTCATTTTTTTTACTCCGTTTGTGTTTCGATGAGTTCATATTAGTGAAGTTAACTTGACAAGTCAACAGTTATTTAGAAAATAATTCAGTGGCCTTTACATGATAAGTTTGTTAAGATGGCTTCACTTAATAAAGTGGAGAAAATAAATGTTACATACAATTACCCATTCCTGGCCTTTAACTACAACAACTCCAGTTGTCTGTTTATATGAGACTTCTGGAGCTGCATTAATACAGTGGCATGAAATGGTTGAAGAAACTATCGAGTATCGAACTACTGGATATTTTACTTATGCAAAAGGTACTTATAAAAGTGCAATTATTGAGCTAACGGGAATCATCCCTATCAGCGAACAAGTGGTATCGGAGGCAATAAATGCAACCAAAGATGTTTAAGAAGTTGTTGAAGCATTACAAAAATCAGTCTGCTATTGCTGCAGCTGCAGGTGTAAGCAGAACAACAGTAACAAACTGGAAAACCCAGGCTAACGGTGTTTCGGCTAAAGCAGCTATTGCTTTAAGCAGGGATTGTAATATTAAAGCAAGTGATCTATGCGGAGATTTAAAATGAGTGTGTACAAAAAGTTAAGTGAAGCAAGAGTAATGTTGCAATCAATGCCGCTAAAGAAATCAGGGCATAACAAATTCGCTGGTTATAACTATTTTGAATTAGGGGATTTTTTACCTTCAGTTAATACTATTTTCAATAAATGCGGTATATGCGATGTAATATCTTTTGATAATGATTTTGCTACTCTAACAGTAGTAGATATAGAATCAGGTGAAACTATTGAGTTTAAGTCGCCAATGGCCCTGGCTGCATTAAAAGGATGTCACCCAGTACAAAACCTAGGCGCTTCCCAAACTTATTTGCGAAGATATTTATGGACCACTGCAATGGGCATTGTTGAGCATGATGCTTTAGATGCAGTTAAGCAGGAAGCACCAAGTCATGAAGAAATAGTCCAGGCTGCAGTTGATGCTAATATAAATTCTTTGCAATACATAAGACGTATGTTGTCAGATGCCACTGAAGACAATATAGCTTTTGCGCGTGAAGCCTTTAAAGAAATGGATGAAACTACCCAGCGTCAATTATGGGTAGCACCATCTAAATGTTCTACAGCATTTTTCACAACAGAAGAAAGACGTTTAATTAAGGGTGCATGATGAGCGATGAAATGTTTTTAAATATCGTTACGATAGTAGTATTACTTTTCACAGGTTTACAATTTTTAAATTATTTAAGGGTTTATTAAAATGGAATATGACAACAACAACAAAGCAGCTATCTGGAAAGCAAAAGACAAGCAAAGTCCTAAGCACCCAGACTTTACCGGTAAGGGCATGATTGATGGGGTAGAGTATTATATATCTGCCTGGAAGCGTGATCCAGAAGGTAATCCTAAATCACCTAGCTTGAAGTTTAACTTTAAGAAAGTTGATGAGGTTAGGTCAGTAGTCCAGGAGCAGGTTAAGCCTGCGCTAAAGGATGAAGACTTTGATGATGACGTACCGTTTTAATGGGTAAGGGATCTAAGCCCAGGCCGATGGAGATAGACCGAGAAGAGTATCATAACAAGTTTGATGCAATAGATTGGTCTAACTCTAAGCCGAAGAAGGCAAAAAAAGTAAAAACAATTAAGCGGAGTAAAGCGGATGAAAGTAAATAATCTAGTAATAGATTGGACTGAGTGCATCTGGCAGGCAGAGTTACCTAGCAACGCTAAGTTACTTGCCTGCTATTTGCGCAAGTTTATGAATAGTGACAGGGATTTTTGCTGGCCTGGTCAAAAGCGCATAGCAAGAGAAACTGGCCTAACTAAGCCTACTGTAATTAAATACACAAAGGTACTCCAGGACAGTGGATTCCTCAGCGTTCAAGGATCTACTAACGGCATTGATACCAATGTATATCATATTACATTACCTACTGATATCGAGATTGAGGGGGTAAAGCAGCTTAACCGGTTAGTAAAGGACGTTAACCAGGGTAGTAAAGTAGCTTTACCAGGGGGGGTAAAGGAGCTTAACCCTAATAAACAATTGAATAAACAACCTAATAAACAAAACAATATATATAAGAAAATTAGTTTGGATAGTTTGCCGGTAGAGATATCAGTAGATACCGCTAAAGAATATATTGATCACAGAAATAATCTTAAAAAACCATTAACTCAAAATGCTTTTGCAAGAAATATGAACCAGGCAGTAACCTGGCAGTTTGAATTAGGTACAACAGCTGAACTTATAATTACTGAAGTGATTGATGCTGGATGGCAATGGGCTAAATTGGAGTGGCTGAAGAAGAGATTAGGTGATAATAAGCCTAGTACGTTTGAAAGATTGTCTGATAGTTCTTGGACAGCTGGCCTGGAGATTTTAAATTAGATGGGTATGCAATGGGTAGTCAATAGTAAACAGAGCTGTAAGGACTTCTGCGAAGCTGTAGAGTCAATGTATCAAGATAATGAATATGTTATTTTCCATTACAAATTGAGCCGCAGCAGATCTTTACCCCAAAATTCTTTATTTCAAAAATGGGCTAGGGAATTTGCTGCTTATGAAATGCGTTGCAGCTCAAAAGATGTCAGTGTAAAGGATCACAACAGGACAAAGCAGAGCTTAAAAAGGGCCTACTACTCATATTCTGCAGACCCAGAAATTATTGTTACCGAAATTGATATCCTAACTGGTAAGAATTCACCACCGAGAGCTGCATCTACTTCAGACCTGAGTAGCGGTAGTATGTTTGCATTGTTAGAGTTCACACAGAACCTAGCAGCTGATCGTGGTTTGATGTTGGAATCTTCTGGAGAATTTTGGGAGCTAAAAGTAAATGCCAGTTAAAAAACAAACAAGCGCAAAATTAAGGAAAAAAGCATTGGTCCTGGCGCAGAAATTAGCCAGGTTAGAAGGTGCAGATGATAATGGTTATTGCTTTTGTGTAACTTGTCAGAAGTCCGACCATTATAAAAATATGGATGGCGGTCATTTTATAAGCAAGGGATCTTCATCCAGGTGGAGTTTAGATACTAGAAATATCTGGCCGCAATGCAAAGGATGCAATGGATTCGGCATGAAGGATGGTACAGCTCAAATATCATACACAATTTATATGCAAGAAAAGTTTGGTGTTGATTTTGTAGAAGAGATGTTAGCAAGTAAAAAAGATGTATATAAAATAAGCACACCTGATTATCGTGACTTGATATCAGATTTACAATCCAAGATTAATGTAGAGCTGGCAAGGCTTGGAGAAACATAATATACTGTATAGTATTATGGAGTTCTATCAATTTAATTTTGGATAAAATATGTCTACCCGACTTACAACTAAAGAGCTTTTAGCAAAACTAGAACAGCATGAATCTATTTGCGGTGTAAAGCTAGACAACATTAAGAATCAGTTAGATGAAGGACAGGCTAGGTTTATAAGATTGGAACAAAGAATTGGTGGCTTGTATGTTGCTATCATTGTTGTTGGCCTTTTCAATAAATTCTTATAAATCAAACAGGTAATTCCAGGCTTGCAGGTATAATCTGTAGGCATAAATGACTTTATAAAGGTCAGACTATGAATTTTAAAGCAATTAAAAGCCTGGTTGGAGCTATAGCGCCTACTTTGGGAGCTGCTATTGGCGGTCCTTTGGGCGGTACAGCAGCCCAGGCTATTGCTAGTGTCTTAGGCTGTAAGCCTGATGCCAGATCAATTGAGACAGCAATACAGAAAGCTACACCTGAGCAATTAATCGAAATCAAAAAAGCGGAGTTGAATTTTGAAACTAAAATGGCAGAGCTTGAAGTTGATATCTTTGAATTGGAAGCAAAAGACGTACAAGACGCAAGACAGGCCCACAAAGGGGACTGGACACCCAGGATTGTTGCTTTGGTTAGCTTGTGCGGTTTCGTTGGTTATATCTTCCTTGTTACTCTTCAGCCTCCTACTGCAAATTCTGAAACTATTGTAAGCCTGGTCCTGGGTTATATGGGTGGTGTAGTATCTGCCATAACTTCTTTTTACTTCGGTGCGAGTTATAAGCAGGATGACTAAGTTCAAGTATTTTAAAATAGAAGAATTCGATTGCCAGGAAACTGGTGAAAACGATATGCAAGATGAGTTTATTCATGCTTTAGATGCTCTTCGTGAAGCGGCTGGCTTTGCTTTTACAATTACTTCTGGCTACAGAAGCCCTAATCATTCAATTGAAGCTAAGAAAGCACAGCCTGGTATGCACAGTAAAGGTATTGCTGCAGATATACGGGTTAGCAGCGGAGCACAAAGATATCTTCTAGCTAAACTAGCTTTTGAGCTAGGGTTTAGTGGTATTGGCATTGCAAAAACTTTTGTACACCTAGATATACGCGAAACTGTACCAGTTTTGTGGACTTATTAATAAAGAGGCAATCATGGAATATACAGTTTTAGTAGAATTAAAAGAACTATACTCAAAAGAGCAATTTACAGTTGCTTGTGATTTTTTGCGTATACAGTTAGAAGATGAAAATCATGAGCCGGTTATAGGTCATGCTACTTTAGAGCAAGTAAACTCATTATTAGAAGATTAAGATATGGCGCAGCCACAAATCGAAAGTTT